AGTCCTTCCACCGCCGAAACGATTAGATCAAACGAATCTTCAACTGGGCAAACTGCTTCAAGAACATCGCCAGCTTGGACAATAATACCGTTGCCAGCAAGTTCTTTATTCTCTCCGTTAGGCACTCGGTGGTTCTTGACGACGTAGTGCGTATCTGCGCCACGTGTGATCTTCACCGTCAGAGGCAGTATTCCGCCGGTGCGGTTAGCGGCGATCAATGACGTAACACGACTCTTTTGAGTCGGAGAGTAGACCGCGGTGTCTGTGTCAGCGTCTTCAACGGTGACAACAACTGTCCGTGGAACTCCGTCGACTGATCTTCCTGTGAATCCTGGCATCTGCTACCTCTAGACTGAGTTGATTTCGTTGATCTGGTCAATGCCGACTACCGTGAACGTCACGGAAGAAGTACTTGCTTCAACCTTGATCACGTCGGTATTCATGACTGGAAACCGATATGTTTCATAGGAATCTTTCAAGTTGAGTGGAAGATTGTAAGCAATGTGAGATGGGATCAAAGTTTCATTGCCTGTTGGAACCACCCAGATCGAGAACGTCGCGTTTTCCGACTCTGAAACGTTTGTTGCGATGACGGACACGAAGAAGTAACTTGTTGACGTAAACGCGAGCAAAGGAGTCTCGGCCGATGGGCGGACGATGCCAAGACGTCGAATCGGTGTTGCCACTACTTAGCTCCTATGTTGCTAGCCACCAGTTTGTTGCGAATCCAAGTCCGCCGCCGCCTTCCGGACCCTGCGGACCTGTAGGACCAGTTGGGCCGAGCGGCCCGGCTGGTCCTGTTGGTCCAAGAATATTGCCCGAGTTATTCCACGACGATGTCGATTGTATCCAAATGTAGAGGTCGCCATTCTCAAGAAGATAGGCGTCTCCAACACTTCCAATCGGATGAGCCGTGATCATATCGTTGAATGTGTCAAACTGAGCAAGAATGAGAGTAGGTACGCCTTGCGGACCAATTGGGCCTGTCGGCCCAAGCGGACCTGTTGGGCCAAGCGGCCCCTGTGGGCCTGTTGGTCCTGTTGGTCCAATAAGCTCGGCGATAGAAAGATCCCAGGTGACTCCCGTCCATACCCACTTCTGTATGCCGTACGTATATTCGTCACCAATTATTGGGTCAAATGGAAAGTCAATGGCCATTACGACAACCTAGCCCAAGGTGTCGACGCGGTGTTTGAGTACGTAGTTCGAGAAGTTGGCAGGTCGCTTTGCGAACCAGCGGCTCCTGTCATGCGCGGCGGAAGAGAGTTGATTGTCGTGATCGGACTCGCGTAGTTCATGTACACTGAACCCGCGCCTGTAGCCACCATGATGATCGCCGCCGCGTACCGCTGTCCTGCTAATAGTGTGTACGACGCCGGGTAGTCGCTCAGCGTAGAAAATGGCTTTGTGTACACTGTGTTTGCGGCAGTAAGAATGCCAGTATCATTGTCGGTGCGAGCGACAAGCGTTGAGTTGTCGCTCGAGTCAACGGTGTAAAGCCCAAAGCGAGCCATTGAGACTCCAGTTGAGACGATTGTGCCAGAGACGTAGGTGATATTTGACACGGTCAATGTGTATAGCGGAGTAAAGAAGGTGAAGAACGCTACTCCTGTTGCGAGGTTTGTTGTTGTGTTGACAGTTCGTGGAGCGGTGTCTATCGCATTTGGCAAAAGATGAAAATGACCTTGAATTGCAGTAAGTGACGGAGCTCCGATGTGATACGGACTAATAGCGACGCTGGCGGAGTCTTTGACGACGCTGTTAGAATAGTAGACAAGGTTCGACGTGTTTGATATGCCGTGCACTGACGTTGATGCCGCAATGTGGTCGCCAACTGTAGTTGACCACTTGATTCCAGTAGCTTCTGCATCGTTTGCCTCGAGAGTAGTGCCGTTTGCTCCGACTCCAAGACGCGCAACAAGATTGTCAGCGGTTCCGGCGATCAAGTCACCTTTTGCGTCGACCATTGTTCGAAGAATGACATCTGCGGTGTTTGGAATGCCGTGAACGTCTGTTGCGTCGATGCGGTGTGCTTCCGTCGAGGCGGCAGCTTCATTCTGCGCTTTTTCGAGAGCGCCGAGCTGAGTCTCGAGTTCTTCGACATCAAAGATTCCGTGAACATTTGTCTGCTGCGCGTTGTGTGATGCAACAGCTGCGGCTGCGGCAGTGTCAGCTTTGCTTTGCGCGCCCGACGCTGTCTCAATTGTCGGTCCTGACAAAGTTTGAGTGCCTGCGTTCCAGACAAGCGGCGCTGATGCGTTGATTGTCGGCGCCGGTCCAGTTGGGCCAAGATCACCTTGCGGTCCTGTCGGGCCCGTAGGTCCTGCTGCACCAAGACTTGAGTCTTGATCCCAAGTTGTGCCAGTCCAGCGATACGTCTTGCTTCCAACAACAACTGTCTGGTTCAATGTTGGAGAGTTTGGAAAGTCTACAGCCATAGTCTACTCACAGTTCCGCCGACGAAGTGAATGAGTACAGCGAGCTAGTTGAGTGGTTTCCAGTTTGAACGTGTCCGTCTGCGCTTATGATGAATGATGCTCCTGTGCCCGCGTTATACGTAGGTGCAAGTATTGGAGTAGCTCGCTTACGTACTTTGTAATAGACAGTCGGAAACGACGAAGACGCCGCTGTTACAACGGCGTGAGCGTTTCCTGCTGACTTTTCAAAATACCGCATGCACTTCTGAAGTTCTGTACCCAATGGCCTAACATCAAATGGACTTGCTACTGTGTTGACCTCGAGCTGCACTTGCGTAAATGAGATGTTATTGTTAGCCACTTCAGCGAGGTTTACTTGACCTACTGCTCTGTTTGCATTGACCACTGTTCCCCACGATGTTGCAAGTGTTCCACTAGAGTAGTCCGAGCCAACTCCAAGGTACAGTCCAACAATCAATGATGCATTTGCGTCATTATCAAACTGACCGACTGTATCTCCCGCGAAAGTAATTGTTTTCTTTTCCCACGTGTTAGCGACGTTTACTGAGTACGCAGCGCTTACTGATCTTGTATTGTCATTGTCATAAAGCTCTGCGATGTATGTTCCAGTCAAGCTTGACTTGACATAAAACGAGAGCGTAAGAGACAGGGCGTCTACTGTGCCTTTCTTTGCAGACTGCACATCAAAGCCTTCAAGCTTTTGCTCGATCTTCGTGTAGCTTGCAGATGTCGGTGAAGTTGTTGGCGCTGTACATGTAAGTTTTAGAGCTGTCCTCGATACGTCGACAGCGTCGCTTACTTGCTCAGATGTCCAGATACCAACGCCAGACACTGCGTGATTGAACCTATCTACTGTGTAGTAGTTGACTGAAGAGATTGACGCAACTAAAGTCGCGCGTTGCGCGATTCGCATGTCGCCGTTGGTGATCAGGTTTCTGAATGGAACAAGCGCGAGTCCAACTGGTCCTGTTGGTCCGGTCGGTCCGGTGACTCCTGGTCCTGTGGGTCCTGTAGGTCCTGTAGAACCGCGAGGGCCAGTCGGGCCGGTTGGACCGCCAGACGGTCCTGTAGGACCGAGCGGACCTTGAGGCCCAGTTGGACCTGTGACTGCTTGCCCTTCTGCGCCGGCTGGACCTGTCGGTCCTTGAGGTCCAATTGGTCCAGTAACTGCTGGCCCTGCAGGTCCAGTCGCACCTGCGTCGTTTGCAGCAACCTCGACCCAGAATCCATCGTAATAGATGTATGTCTTCAAGTTGATCGTGTTGAACCAAGCATCGCCTTCTTCAGGCGTCGGATTTGGGTACGTCTCTCCAGCAAGATACTTGCCGTTTGTTCCGGCGGGACCCGCCGGGCCTGTGACAGACGGACCTGTCGGACCGACTGGTCCAGTCGGACCGGTAACGTTTGATGGAAGACCTTGTAGGCCTGTCGCACCTGTTGCACCAATCGCGCCTGTTGGTCCAGTTGCACCGATAGGCGCGGCACCGACTTCAACCCAGAAGTCGTCATAGTAAACGTAAACTTTTCCAGTCACGCCGTTGAACCACGCCTGACCTAGTGACGGTGATGCCGGCGGAGTCTCAGTTGCGATTGAAAAGATTCCGTACGGGCCGGTCGGTCCGAGTGGCCCAGTAGGACCCGTCGGACCCGTAGGAGTAATACGCAGCGTCTCCCAAGCCGTACCGTTCCACACCCACTGAGAGTTTCCTCCGGTGTGAACCTGCCCAACTACTGGGTCATTTGGAAAATCAATCGCTGACACTAAAGCTCCTCGGCTTCAAGAACTTCCTAAATCTTACTACTTCTACAACGACTCCAAGCCTGCGTTTAGGCGCGAGACCATGAGCATCGCCCAGTCTGCGGCAGCAGACACGGACTCCCACGGCCCTGAGTTGTCTATAAGACTTCCATCTTTATAGATCTTCGCCATCGGCGGCGTCTCTTGAATCTCATACGTGTACGTGTCCATGTTTCTCCTATCCAGACGACGTCGCGATCTTTCCAGCCTGGCCGACCGCGACGAACGTGCCAGATCCGAACACCACTGAGTTGATTGGTGTTGTGCCAAACGACGATGTTTGTTGAACCCACGCGTCGTTGCTAACCGAGCTCAAGATTCTGGAAGTCCCGAGCTTACCGGAAAAGCCAGCGGCGACCAGCGTGCCGTTGCCGCCGTACGCTACCGCTTCCAGCGTCGTAGACGAAAATGTGTTTGCTTGTTGAGTCCAAGTTATGTTGTCTGGGCTTGTCGCGATCTTTCCACTGTTTCCCACGATGACTGCGTATCCTGTGGGAGTGTGCGCTATTTCTCGAATTCGATCTGTGCCAAAAGATGAAGTGCGTTGAGTCCAAGAAATTCCGTCTACTGATGTCGCTAGCTTGCCAGCGTCTCCTACTGCTACCCACTTGTCAGTACCGTACGAAATGTCGTAAATGAAAGTTGTTCCAAATGAAGAAGTTCGCTGTGTCCAGTTCAATCCATCAGTGCTTGTAGCTAACTTCCCACCGACTCCTGCGGCGATCCAAAAACCATTGTAGTACGCTACAGTAAGAATAGTTGTTGTACCGAATGAAGACACGCGCTGAAACCAGTTTACACCGTCTACTGACGTTGCCATCTTTCCAGTACTGCCAACAGCGACCCACAGGTTGTTTCCGTACTGCACACTCCAAATGTTACTTGTGCCGAACGACGACGTCAGCGACGACCACGTAACACCAAGATTTTGCGATACACACATCTTCCCAGAGTCACCGACTGCTACAAACACTGAGTTACCGTATGTTACGTGATTGATGTTTGATACTCCAAACGTTGATGCTCGTTGTGTCCATGTCACTGGAACAAGTGCGCGTTTGATAGAGCCGATTGCTCCGTGCACAGAGATCAGCATGATTAGTCTACCAAGCTACCGAATAAGACCCACGTATTTGCAGCACGCTTGATCAACGATACGCCTGACCACTGCTGCGAAAGCTTTCGTCTGTTCTGTTCTGAGTTCAGTACCACACCTGCTGCTGGAGCAACAGACGCTTGACCAAGACCAGCTTGAACAATCACGAGCTGCGTACCAACTGCAAAGTTATATGTTGAATCTGCTGGAATAGTGAGTTCGACTGCAAGCAAAGAATCAACTTCTACAAGTTTTCCTGCGTCACCTGCGTCTAACTCGCGCGATGCAGCGATGACGGACGATGTGAGATTATAGAACCCAGGTCCTGTTGCACCAGCTGGACCGGTCGGACCGAGTGGTCCTGTAGGGCCTGTGACGTCTGACGCTAATCCCTGCGGCCCTGTCGGACCGAGTGGTCCTGTAGGGCCTGTGACGTCTGACGGTGGACCTTGTGGTCCTGTAGAACCTGTAGGTCCAATCACGCCTTGCGGACCAGGAACTGTCGACGCTGGTCCGGTTGGACCGGTCGCACCTGCCGGGCCTTGCGGGCCTTGCGGGCCTGTTGGTCCAGGAGTTGTAGATGTTGGGCCAGTTACGCCTTGAACACCTTGCGGTCCGGTCGCACCAGTTGGTCCGGTAATGCCAGGACCTGTTGGACCTTGTAGTCCTTGAGGACCGAGCGGTCCAGTTTGGCCAGTTGGGCCAAGCGGTCCTGCAGGTCCTGTTGGACCTGTGACTTCAGAAGCAGGACCTGCTGGGCCTGTCGGACCTGTTGACCCAGTGGCGCCGCGAGGACCAGTGACAGACGACGGTGGGCCGATTGGACCTGTAGGTCCGGTGTCACCTTTGTTGCTCGACGCAGACTCGACCCAGTAGCCGTCGTAATAAATAAAGATCTGACCGGTCTCTGAGTTGAACCAAGCGTCGCCGATATCAGCAGAAGCTGGCGGTGTCGCAGAAGAGACCGCAAACTGACCAATGTCGCCAGTTGGTCCAGTTGCACCTATTGGACCTGTGTTGCCAACAGGTCCAGTAGGACCTGTAACTTCAGGACCTGCTGGGCCTGTAGGACCGACGTTACCTTCGATACCCTGAGGTCCTGTTGGCCCAGGCTCACCTTGAGGACCAGTCGCGCCTGTTGCGCCAACTGGACCTGTAGGTCCTTGAATGTTTCCGACATTTACCCATGTCGAACCGACAGCATTCCAGACATACAGGTCGCCGTTCTCAACAAGATACCCGTCGCCTGCGTTACCGGTTGGGTGCGCAGCTTGCAGCGCGGCAAGATCGGCGTATTCGCCTAGAATTGTTACAGCCGAGCCTTGAGGTCCAGTTGGACCAAGCTCACCCTGAGGTCCTGTAGGACCAAGAGGGCCAGTCGGACCTACGTTTCCTTGCGGGCCTGTCGGGCCAATGTCACCTTGCGGACCAGTTACACCTTGCTCACCTTGCGGACCAGTTACACCTTGCTCACCTTGCGGACCAGTCGCGCCAATTTCGCCTTGCGGTCCTGTTGGACCGAGCGGTCCAGTTGGCCCAAGCTCGCCTTGAATACCTTGCGGACCAGTCGGACCAAGATCACCTTGCGGTCCAGTCGGTCCAAGATCACCTTGAGGTCCAGTTACACCTTGAATACCTTGAGGTCCAGTTGGACCGATGTCGCCTTCAGGTCCTGTCGGTCCTTGAATTTGACCAACATTCACCCACGACGATGATGTCGCAGACCACACAAACAGGTCGCCAGCTACAAGATAGCTATCTCCTGCGTTGCCGGTTGGCTGTGCTGCGATGAGAGCTGCGTAAGACGCGTATGATCCAAGAATGGTGACGCCGGTTCCTTGAGGACCAGTTGCACCTTGCTCGCCTTGCGGACCAGTCGCACCTTCTGGACCGGTTGGACCGAGATCACCTTGCGGTCCAGTTGGGCCCGCGTCGCCTTGCGGACCAGTTGGACCAAGTTCTCCTTGAACACCCTGAGGTCCAGTTGGACCTGCGTCACCCTGCGGACCAGTCGCGCCAACTGCACCGACAAATGAGTATGGATTCCAGTAAACACCGATCGCTTCACCTGTTGGAGCGATCGCATCATTTGTAGCAAGACAAACAAAGTAGCTTCCACTGTAAAAGATAATCTCGCCAGGCTGATACGCGTTTTCAAAGACGCGCAGCGGAGAGTACTCAAATGCGTCAAAACCTTGTGGACCTGTGGGGCCTGTTGCGCCGGTGTCACCTTGCGGACCGGTTGGACCTGCTTCGCCTTGCGGACCAGTCGCACCTTCTGGACCGGTTGGACCTGCTTCGCCTTGCGGACCAGTCGCACCTTCTGGACCGGTTGGACCTGCTTCGCCTTGCGGACCAGTTGGGCCAATGTCGCCTTGCGGACCCACATCACCTTGAGGTCCTGTTGGACCGGCATCACCCTGTGGTCCTGCGTCGCCTTGCGGTCCCGTTGGGCCAAGATCACCTTGTGGTCCTGTCGGTCCTTGAATACCTTGCGGACCAGTCGGGCCTTCAATGCTGCCGACGTTGTCCCACTCTGAACTAACGTTGTCCCAAACATACAGGTCGCCGTCGACGAGATATCCGTCACCTGGATTTCCTGTCGGGTGCGCCGCAATGAGCGCGTTATACGTAGCGTATGAGCCAAGAATTGTGATCGACGTTCCAGCAGGACCTGTAGGTCCGGTGTCACCAACGACACCTTGAGTGCCTTGAATGCCTTGCGGACCTGTCGCACCTGTTGCTCCGGCGGGTCCAGTTGGTCCGACGTCACCTTGCGGACCTTGTGGTCCTGTTGGGCCACCTGAAGGTCCAGTTGGCCCGAGTGGACCGGTTGGTCCTGAAGGACCTGTAGGACCAGTCGCACCTTGCGGTCCAATAGAACCGCGAGCCGCTTGCGAATTAGTTGCATCAGAGACTGGATTCAGACTGCCAAGACTTGAAAAAATGTCAACAGGTGTTCCGTCGCCGACCGGCAGAAAAATCCAGAAGTTCGACGGCTTGACACCGTTGATGCGTACTCGAACTTCATACGCCCAGCCGGTTGGACGAAGAGCAGGATTGTCGGTTGTTGGAAGCGTAATGCTGAACGCGCCTGATGAATTGAGAGTCGCGACGACAGGACTAGTAACAATAGCGTCGTCGCCTTCATCAACAACTGTAGTTGTTGGAGTAAACGTTACAGTTCCTCTACCTGGAGAGCCGTTCGCGGCAATGTAGCTACCTGTTACGACGCGGGTTACAATGTCTTCTGACCAACTCACTGGCGAATCCACCTTGTCCTGCGGTGCTCGCAGGGCGCAATAAAGCTAAAACTACTAAAGAATAATACCAATGATCTGCTACTCATCATTTCGGCAAGAAGCCACAAAACCAACGACAGCAGCGGGCTCTGAGATCCTAGATCTTTCGTCATCTACATTTACTAGTTCTTGCGATTGAGTAGGCTCTGTTACGTCAGCTAGAGCGGCGTAAGCTGCGGCGCTGACCCAGTGTTGATGCGCGTCTACAAGAGTAGTCGCTCTAACAAGGTCGTACGCGCTCAGCATCGCGGCTACTTCAGACGGTGGAATCGCGTTTTCAAGATCTAAAATGCCAGACCACACCATTCCGACTCTAGAAAGATCTGTGTGCTGTTTGTCTGCCATTTGCGCGGTGACAATTTGTTGAGCGGCTTCGAGTACCTTGTTCTTTCTAATGTCTTTCAAGGTTTGACGAGATTTGACCATTCACGACTCCAGTACAGTCATGTGCTAGCGTCGGCACAACGCAGCGGTCATATTGTATCAACGTATTAGAACTACGACTGTTGCTTAGTCGAGCCAGATAACGTACTCTGCTGTCACTCTGCCTTTGTCTGGGTCGACAAAATGAATTCGTTGAGAAGGTCTTCCGACAGCTGCGACGAACTCTCGAGCGTACTCGTTACCAGACTCTGGAGAGCCAGTCACAAACACTCGACCGCCGTTCGCCATCGTCAATGCCATCGGCGTATGCCAGTGGCCCATGTAGACGTCTTGAAAGTCTTCGACCACTCCTGTCGCCCATGCGTTAGCCTTGCGCAGAATACCAAACGCCGGTGTGTTGCCACCGAAGCTCTTGATCTCGTCGCCGTGCACCAGCAACGCTCTATAGTTGCCGATCGTGACGATTTGATACCAGTCGCCGGACATCTGCCATGTCGCGTTCTTTAGATCTTTTGTTCTGTCCTGCGCGATTCTGTAAGCCATCGCATCAATATTGTCTCCTGATGGAAGTTCGCCTTTTCTGCCAAGACGACCGTGATTTCCAAACTCACAAACAACGTTGACAGTCTCAAACGACGTAGAAAATGATCTGACCATCTTTTCCATGATTCTTGCAGCTTCGAATAGTTGCTCAAATAGATGAGCTTCTACTTCCCAAGCTTGACCTGGAAAAATTGTGATTCCTTCGACCATGTCTCCGCCGAACAGAAGAGTAAGTTCTTTGACCGGATGATGGCTTTGCTGAATTAGAGCTAGCTCGTTGACTTTGTCGATCATTTGATCCATACGAGCGGCGCAGGTAGTCATACCGTACGAGACGGTCTTCTTGCCTAGCTGCCAGTCAGTAGCATGAACTAGAGCAACCTCGCCTTTGCCTTTGCGAGGATCTTTAGTCGGTGGCTTCTGTTTGTTTGGAACTCCTCGGCCGGCAGCGATGCCCGCATCGTACGCTGCGTTGTAGACTGCTTCTACGAGTTCTTCATTCTTTCGTTTAGCTCTATACTCCGACGCTTGCGCTGCTTTTAGGGCTCTACGAAGATCTGTTATTTCTTCTTCAAGCTTTATATCGTCTCCCAAGCTCATTTGGTTATTTTCGTCGAAAGCTCTCCTCGACGATACCTCGAAATAACTGAAGGAGCAAGTTTGTGTCCTCTGCGTGCCATTGCTTTTGCGATTTGCGAACCGCTAATTGTGTGATCATCTAGCGCGGCTATCAAATCTTTTCTATCTCCTGGCTCAAGTGAGTCTAAGATTTCTTGAATCCGCGATCTGTTACCTGGTTGAGTAACTATTTCTTGGATTTCTTTGAGCAATTCACCCATTGTAAAGCACCTCTCATCAACGAACTGTACTTATTGATGTCTACTATATCATACTCATTGTGTCAGGTAAGGTAACTTGTCAACAATTTTTACAAGTTCTCTTTTTTGACTTTTTCTTGTCTTGTATTCACGCCTGGAGTCAAGTTTTGGTGTAGTATGATTGACCAACGCGATAGGCGGCAGGAATAAAAGATTCATAAATCTCTCGATCGAAAGAAATCTCTCGCTTCAATGACAACTTGGGAATCAGCAACTGGCAGACTTGGCTCCGCTGCAGAGTGGTACGCAGAGCAGGGCTGGTTTATCATGCCATGCTACGGCATTGTTGGCGGCCGGTGCACGTGCGGCGGCTCGCACCCTGAGCCGAAAGACATCGGCAAACATCCACGCGTAAGCGAGTGGAACGTGCAGGCAACAGCAAACATCAACACTGTCAAAGCTTGGTGGACGCAAGACCAAGACAGTAACGTCAGCGTGTATTGTCGACCGAGTGGATTCTTTGTCATCGACATTGATCCGAGAGCGGGTGGGCCTGACTCGTTTGAAAAGTTTGAGTCTCTTGTAGAAGGTGCGCTTCCGCCAACAGTCGAGGCGACCACTGGCTCGTACACGGCGAACGGCAAGATTATTCGAGGCAGACATCTATTCTATAAGTGCGATGAATCAGAGTCGCTAGTTGGCAATCTCAAGAAGTCTGGTCTAAACGGCATCGACATCAAGCACAACGGCTACGTACTCATAGCGCCGTCTCGTCACTTTTCAGGAGTGTGCTACGAGTGGGTCGAAGGCAAAGCACCTTGGGAAGTTCCCATAGCACAAGCTCCAGAAGAGCTGTTGTCAGCTCTTAGAAAACGAGGCAAAAAGTCAGGAACTAAGCTTGGCGACGGCGACTGGTCTTGGATTGAAGATGCTGATTTTGCTGGCGAAAAAGTCGATGTTGAAAGACTTCTTACTGAGGGAATTGATGAAGGCTCTCGAGCTGTTGACATATACGCCCTGTCGTGCGCTCTTGCTAACAAGTTTCCTGTGAACACAGAAGCTGGTCGACTTGCTGTTGAAACAATGATGATCAGGTTCAATGCTGAAAAAGTACGTCCGCCTCTTGAACTTGAAGGTCCTGGCGGATTGTTGATGCACGTTCGACGAGCTATTCAATTTGTTGTTGATAATCCAAAGACAGAGAAATTGTGGCCAGGTTTGTTGGATTGGGCAAATAAATCGCAAGAAGAGACACGAGCAAAAGCTGGCATGACAACAACTGCAATCATTGCACGGCCTCCTACGCAGTCTGACACGACGTATCTGCCTGGCACGATAGGCGGTTCTGTTTCAATATCTCTCGAAGACGGTGACTCGCTTAGCCAAGCAACAAGCTTGACGAACATTGACGTGCCGTTAGACCCTGATGCGATCAGCGCACAGGAAGGCGGTGAAATTGGCAAGCGAACACTTACAGACACTGGCAATGGTCGTCGTCTTGTTGATTCGTTTGGTTCGGCGGTTAGATACACTCCAGGTCTCGGGTGGTTTCATTGGGACGGCGGATACTGGAAACCAGATGTCGAAAGTCTTGAAATGCAAGAACTCGCTAAAAAAATTGCGCCAATTGTTGCCAGTGAAGTAGTTCATTATCTTGATGACGCAGACAGACAGTCAGAAGTAATCAAGTGGGCGCAACAAGCAAAGTCAAATTCGCGTATCACATCTTGTATTGAAAGCGCCACGTCGGACCCTCGCATCTTGGTCGGCGTTAGCAACTGGGACTCAGACGAGACTCTTCTCGGTGTTGCCAACGGAGTAATAAATCTTCGCACTGGTGAATTGCTAAAAGGTCGGCCAGATCTCTACATCACGCGGCGCGCGCCAGTCGGCTACAACCCAGGAATTCGTAATGTACGGTGGGAACAATTTATTGAGTTTGCTACTGGCGGAGATAAAGAACTTCAAGAGTGGCTACAGAGAGCCGCCGGGTACTCACTCACTGGACTGCGAACTTACGATGTTATGTTCTTAGTCTACGGTCCACCAGGATCTGGTAAAAACACATTAGTTGAGGCGCTCGTCAAAGCGCTTGGCACTGCGCAATACGCATGGCCGCTAGACTCAAGCATTCTTGCGCAAGGTGACGGCCAAGCTCATGGAGCAGACCTGTATCACTGGGCAGAGCTTCGTGGACGTCGAATGGTGTGGGTTGACGAGTTGCCAGAGTCAGAGCGCATGAAAGAGAACTCGGTCAAGAAACTAACAGGCTCTTCTGAGATCTCGGCGCGTTCGCCAGGTGAAAAACCATTTACGTTCCAATCGCAGGCAAAGTTGTGGGTCACCACAAACCACAGACCAATTATTAGCGATGACGCGATGTGGCGCCGTCTTCGTCCAATACCACTGCTGAACATTCCAGAAAATCCAGATCCAGATCTCAAACACTACATCTTTGATCCAGATGGAGCGCTTCCAGCCGTTTTGTCTTGGGCAGTTGAAGGAGCGATAAAACTTCTCAACTCGAGCTCGCGTGACGCGCTTGGTTGGTGCGCAGCAGTCAGTGACGCCGCAGAGATCTACAGAAAGAATGAAGATCGCATCGGATTTTTCCTCAATGAAGAAACTAAAGAGTCCGAAGGAGCTGCTACGCCGGTCAAATCACTGTACGCGGTGTATCGCATTTGGTCAGAAGAACGAGGCGAAAGACCCATGACTCAAATTGCGTTCCAGAGAAAGCTACAAGATAGAGGCATCAAAGTAGAAGGACACGGCTCAAAAGCGCAGCTTATGGGTCGCCTTCTTATGCCGAGAGTGGTGCCACAAGGAGAGGTCGACTGGGGAATTGCTACGCGATTCGCTAGATAAGTTTCTTCGCCTGCTGGAGAGACAGGCGTCGAGAAAACGAGCCGGGATTCTGAGACGAGAGACTTAGAGTCCCGGCTCAACTGTTTGGTTGTGCTTACCTTTGAGCAAGACGTGAGACACGCTTGACGCGTACCACTTCTTACCTCCATTGCTAGTTGACACCTCGAGTTCGTTGAGCTTTCTCGCGATCTCTGAGTAGCTGATTCCTGAAGCTCGCCACTGTGTCATCACGTCAAGAACATCTGCCGGGACTTTTGTCTTAGGACCTTTATCTTTGCCCCAGACAACTCCGTTAGCTCGGCGGTCCTTGTGGACGTCTTTCTGCCGCTCGGCGATGATCGCTCGCTCCATCTCGGCCAACGCTGACATAATTGTGACGACGAACCGTCCTTGGTATGTAGATGTGTCGAGGTTGAGATCGAGCATGACCACGCGCCAGTTGTTCTTGTTCGCTCGGTCGATGATCGACAAGAAGTCTTGAGTAGACCTCGCTAGTCGGTCAACCCTTGTGACGATCAGCGCTTCGGCTTCGCCGCGGTCTAGGCGCTCGAGAGCAGACGAAAGAACTGGTCGGCCTTTGATACTCTTGCCAGACCTGCCTTCTTCTCTTAGAAGCTCTGTCTTCTTGTACCCGATGTCGCTGGCAGCCTTCTTGAGAGCTCGTTCCTGCACAGCGAGGGACATTCCGTCGTTTACCTGCATAGAAGTGGACACTCTTGTGTACAGTAACGCGACTTTCTTCGACGACTTGCTAGTTTCCATATCCAGTAACGCTTTCCGTGACAATCTTGTACAAAACTTGTTGACTAAACTCTAACACACCTAAGTTTAGGTGTGTACACAGGAAACCCTTGTCCAGTATGGGCTTTTTCAGCGATCAAGCGCTGCATCGATCAAGTGAAATCACCGACGTTTAGAGACACTCTGAACTAGATCTATCAGTAATAAAAATGTAACTTCGGACTCTCACCTGGTAGGATAGACCCAACGCCAAAGACAAGTCCCTAACCCCTAGCGAGAGGACTAACGTTTGACCAAACTACTAGCGATATTTCTATTGTCTGTTAGTAGCCTTAGCGGGGCCATCAATTTGAAGGCCGAGAGTGAAGATACGAAAAAGAGCGATGCTGTTGTTGTCGCTACCCTGCCTGGGCCCGCTGCTGTGCAAGTCACAGTTGACCACCGAGAAAGGCAACTGGCTAAGGCAAAGAACCAAATTGTGTTTCAGCACGGTGACATCTCGTGGCTGCCACAATTGGCCGCCCAAGCAGGCTGGCCAGAGGAGACGTGGGAGAAGCTTGGGCAGATAATCCTTCGGGAGTCCGGTGGCTGTCCCAACCGTCGGGGCGGGGACGTGGTGAACGAGAACTGCGAGATCCTCAGGGTCTCGGAATGGAACCACCGTTCGGACACGGGGCTGCTGCAGATCAACGGGGTAAACTACGACATGACCAGGAACAAGTGGGCGGCGGTGTGTCGGGATATGAAGATCTGCACCCAGGAACCTCTACTTGATCCCCTGACCAACCTGAAGGCTGGCTATTTGCTCTATCAGTATTCTGGCTGGGGGCCGTGGGATCCATGCACCTGGGGGCCGAAATACGCCCATAGGTGCAAGAAAAAAGACTAATCAGTCGTCGATTTCTTCTTTGGACCGCGTAGGTCGTGCGTACGCAACTCGTGGCCGATCGGCAACCGCTGGCGCCTCTTACCGGCTTTTGTGCCAGGAATCATCTCAACGACGCCAGTCTTTGGGTGAATGCGACGGCGCTGCTGCGCCGACTTACCCGACGAGCTTCCGCCGCCGGACTTTTTCTTTCCCATGCGTTACTCTCCCTGTGACATGATCATTGATGTGCTGATCTAACTTACCTTCTGTACGAACCGCCGTCTCTTCGACTCTGTCAATCGAGTGGCCAAGAGACTTGCCAAGTTGCTCGATCTTGTCAATCACAAAGGCGTGATCGTCAGTGTTCTTTTCCCAGCGGCGGTTGCTTGTTCTGCGACCGTGCTCCATGTAGCCGACGCCTAAGATACCGACAACACCAATTAGTGCAACAACTACCTCGGTCATTTGACTTACTTCAGTCCGAGAATCTCAAGGACCTTGCCGCCGGCCTTTGACTCTTTTTGGTTGAGACCGTGCTTGCCCTTCAGCATCTTCACGGCGTTTGCTGTTGTCTGGTCGAACTTACCGTCTGGATTTTTTGGATAGAAACCCTGCTTCTTCAACGCTTCTTGAAGAGCTTTGACCGCTGGACCGCTGTCGCCGACGTCAAGAGCATCGCCGCCTGCCTTCGCGGCTGGAGCGGCTGGAGCGGCGGCTTTTGGTGCCGGTGCTTCTGCCGCGGCTGGAGCTGCAGCGACATCTGGCTTTGCGTAGCCGTTGCCAGCTGCGACCCAGTCCGAGACGGCTGCTGGAACAACATCACCTGCGACGTAACGAAGGTGCCACGGCTCTTCTGGAACAACTTCCCACGAAAACCCGAAGTCTTTGACGTTGTCGATCAGCCACTCAAGACGCGCGCCGCTAGCGGTGTGAACGTCGACGGCGATGCCGAGGTTGTGTTGGCTCGTGCCGGGTGCGGCGAGACTGGCAAGTTTCTCCTGCTTCTTGTACCACTTGACGCCTTCGAATGTGCGTGTGCTGTTGCCGTTCGGCTCTTTGGTGTAGCGCTCGAGAAAGACCTTGAGCTGCGCG